AATTGTAGACATTAAAAGGGCTTAGGTCTATAGTTGTTTTGTCGCCGGCAACCTGCACTCCGCAAACCGCTGGCCAAAGACAGGAATACAGATTATGGCGATTACACTTAGCAGCACGAAAGGGCTGCACAGTAACGGCGTTAAAATGTTGGTGTACGGCCAAGCCGGTGCTGGCAAAACCTCGCTAATCCCTACCTTGCCGAATCCGGTAGTGTTGAGCGCAGAAGGCGGCCTTCTATCAATTGCCGATGCCGACGTGTCGTTCATTGAGATAAAGGATATTGACACCCTTTATGAGGCGTATCAGTGGGCAACACAAAGTTCAGAGGCAAGCCACTTTGAAAGCATCTGCCTTGATTCTATCAGCGAAATCGCAGAGGTAGTTTTAAGCGCTGAAAAGAAAAAGACAAAAGACCCTCGCCAGGCTTACGGGGCGCTGATTGATGTCATGGGCGATTTAATCAGGGCGTTCCGTGACATTGAGGGAAAGCACGTCTACATGACGGCCAAGGTTGAGAAGACGCAAGACGAACAAAACCGGATCTTGTACGGCCCGGCCATGCCAGGCGCTCGACTGGCGCAACAGATTGGGTATTTCTTCGATGAAGTGTTTGCCCTTCGGGTAGAGAAAGGCGAAGACGGCAAGAACGTCCGGGCCTTGCAGTGTGACACTGACGGACTGTGGAGTGCTAAAGACCGATCAGGAAAGCTAGAGGCTTGGGAGTTACCAGACCTTGGCGACATCATTAAGAAGATTGGGGGTGAGTCGTGAGCATATACAGCGACTGGCTAAAGGCCAAAGAAACAGAGCGCCAAGCCGCTGAGGCTCGCCGTCATATCGAAGATGAGCTTATAAAGTCATTTACAGTTGACCAGAACAAAGACGGATCGAACACATACACGCCAGAAGGCTACAAGGTAAAAGTAACAACAAGGCTTAGCCGGAAGGTTGACGCTGATCAGCTGATTGACTTGGCGACGAATGCCGGCATTGACAACGAACACTTGCAAGCGCTGTTCCGGTGGAAGCCGGAAATCAATCTACGGGCATGGCAATCAGCCAGCCCTGAAATCACCAAGCATCTCGATGCCGCGATCACCACAAAGCCCGGTCGCCCATCATTTCAAATAACTGAGGATAAATAACATGGCATTTTTAAACGAGACTTTTAATACCGCAGAACTTCCAGAAGAGCAAGGCGGCTTTGATCCTATCCCAGCCGGTGATTACCATTTGGTGGTTTCTGAGTCTGAACTGAAGGATACCAAGTCCGGCACCGGTCAATATATTTGGCTGAAGATGAGCGTAGTCGGACCAACGCACCAAGGCCGGATCTTGTTTGCAAACTTGAATATTCGCAACCCTAACCCCAAGGCTGAGGACATTGGCCGTCAGCAACTTGGCTCAGTGCTACGGGCTATCGGCGTAGCCAGCCTGACCGATACAGATCAGCTTATTGGCGGCAATATGACCTGTAAGGTCACGGTTAAAAATGACCCTACCTACGGGCCGGGTAATGAAGTGAAATCATTTAAAGCCGTATCTGGCTCACCTGTACCTGCTCCGGCTGGCCAAGCTGCCCCCGCCCAGGCTTCGGGCGCAACGCCACCTTGGATGAAGAAGTAATATTAATGGGGCGGGCTTCCGCCCCTGTTTTTTATTTACGGGGTGATTTATGAGGAATGAAATAATAAAGGCTTGCAAAGTTGGATCTGTTTCTTTTGCAGAGCTATCTCGAAAGGTTGATGGTTTTTCTGGAAGCGTATCTCTTGGTTTTGGAAAAAACATTTGGCTATGGTTTGGTCTATCTCAAGATGCAGCAGACATAATGGGTGATCTTATTAAGTCAGAGGTTATTGAAGCAAAGGCCACCAGCCCTATAATTTATATGATCGACGGGATGATTCCATCGTTCCCCGTGGCAAAGCAAAACAGAGAATACAAGACTCCAAGGTGGGCGCCTGTCGTTTTTAATGTAAAAGGGGAGTGACCATGACCAAAATCCCAGAACCAATCAACACCCTTGCCGCCCTAATCGACAAGGCCCACGAATCAAAGACAGACCTGCCCCGCCCCCACATGGGCGCAAGCATGATAGGGCATCCGTGCCGGCGTAAGCTGTGGCTGTCTTTTCGCTGGGCAGTAGTTGAAAAGTTCCCGGGTCGCATCCTTCGGCTGTTCCGGCGCGGACACCACGAAGAGGAATGGATTGTCTCAGACCTCCGAGCCGCAGGCGTTGAGATTCTGGAAAAAGACCCAGATACCGGCAGGCAGTGGCTTATCAAAGATGGTCACTTTGGAGGGTCATTGGATGGAGTTGCCTTGTCTGGCATACCGGAAGCGCCCAACAAGCCGCACGTTTTGGAGTTTAAAACTCACGCCCTTAAGTCATTTAATGATCTTTGTAAAAATGGCGTTGAAAAGTCAAAGCCTACGCACTGGGCCCAGGTCATGGTGTACATGGAAGGCTTAAATATTGACCGGTGTCTTTATGTTGGAGTATGTAAAAATGATGATCAAATTTATACAGAACGGATCAAGCTAAAAAAGACAGAAGCCAAAGAGCTAAACGAAAAGGCCCAATCAATAATCGCCAGTGACAGGATTCCGGAGCCGTTGAGTTCTGACCCGTCGTGGTTTGAGTGTAAGTTTTGCAATATGCACGACTTCTGCCATTCCAGCCACATAACCAAAGAGGTCAACTGTCGCACCTGCGCCCACTCTACCGCAAAAAGGGACGGCACCTGGCATTGTGGCCGCTGGAATAGTGAAATCCCCGCCGTTGAGTTCCAGCGGGCAGGTTGTGAAGACCATGTTATGCACCCTGACCTAGTGCCTTGGACTCTCGTTAGTGGTGATGGTACAGCAGCCGACTATAGCCACAACGGGAAAGAATTTAAAAACGGCGCGGGTGGATTTAAGTCAAGGGAATTGCTGGCCAATTTCGACGGGTGTATGGATCAGAATGTACAGGCTATCCGCCAGAAATTTGACGGGGAAATAAAATGCTAAGGCAATACCAACAAAGGGCAATTGACCAGCTTTATGAGTGGTTCAATTCGCACCCTATAGGAAATCCGTGTCTGGTATTGCCCACTGGCTCAGGCAAATCTCACATTGTTGCGGCCCTTTGCAAAGATGCCGTTAAAAGCTGGCCAGGCACAAAGGTTTTGATGATGAGCCACGTTGCTGAGCTAATTGAACAGAACGCCGAGAAGATGCTTCAGCATTGGCCTAACGCGCCGCTTGGGGTCTATACCGCTGGCCTTGGTCGCCGCGATCTTGGAGAGGCTATTACGTTTGGCGGCATTCAGTCACTACGGCAGAAGGGCGAGCTTATAGGGCATATTGACATTGCTATAATTGATGAGTGTCACCTCATTAGCCACAAAGATGAGGGAGGGTACAGAAGCCTTTTAGCCAGCCTAAAAGAAATTAACCCACACCTTCGGGTGATAGGTCTAACTGCGACGCCTTGGAGGCTGGGACACGGCCTTATATGCGACGGTGACGCTATATTCTCGGATCTTATCGAACCCGTAACCATTGAAGAACTGATATTTAAAGGCTACCTTGCCCCGCTTAGATCAAAGTTTACCGATCACTGCCTTGACGTGAGCGCCGTGGCAAAGCGAGGCGGTGAGTTTATTCCTGGCCAACTGGCAAAGGCGGTTGACAGTGACGACGACGTTAACAAGATTGTCAGTGAAACTTTAACAAGGGCAAGTCATTGCCGGTCAATTTTGGTTTTTGGAACCGGCGTTGCTCACTCCGAACATTTAGCGCAAGCGTTCTCGGATGCAGGATTATCGGCGGCTTGCATTACCGGAAAGACATCGAAGGGTGAAAGGGCTGATCTAATCCGCCAGTTCAAGGCCGGCGAATTGCGGGTGCTAACAAATGCCGAGGTACTGACTACCGGCTTTGACGCGCCGAACACAGATTGCCTTGTTATCGCCAGGCCCACTTTGTCGCCAGTGCTTTACGTTCAGATAGCCGGTAGAGGGATGAGACTGAAAGAGCACACCGATCACTGCTTGGTTCTGGACTTTGCTGGAAACGTACAGAGACACGGCCCAATAACGTCAGTACAACCGCCAAAGGCAAAAGGCAAAGGCTCAGGCGAGGCACCGGTAAAAGCCTGCCCTGAGTGCGGTGAGGCCGTACACCTTAGTGTTAAGTTGTGCCCAGATTGCGGCTACCTTTGGCCAATTGAAGAGGTCAAGAAAGAATGGCGGCTTTATCAGGACGACATCATGGGCATAAAGCCTATGGATATGGAGGTCACGGACTGGGCTTGGCGCATACATCGCGGCTATAACTCTGGTAAAGAAATGATAATGGTTACGTATTACCACGGCTTTACTCACTCGATCAAAGAATATCTGACGGTTGAGCATGAAGGTTTTGCCGGAAGAATGGGCGTTCAAAAGCTGGCTGACATAGCTACAGATGTGGATGCGCAGTTGCTTGACTGCAACGATATGCAGGACATCTGCGATTTAATGCAGGCGAAGCCCTGCCCTGCTATTGTCAGCTACCGCAAAAAAGGCAAGCTAGATGACATCATTAAAAGGGAGTGGAAATAATGAGACACGAAGCCACGGAAGAAGTTATCAAATGGAGAGATGCGCAGAAGCATTACCTGATGCACGTCCCTGAGTGCTGCCACACCTGCGATTACTACAACGATCAAGGCGTATGCACCGTTTTCTATATGACGCCGCCACAGGACTTTGCAGGAACGGATAAGGCGTGCGACCAATGGGATAGAGAAATTCCTTTTTGAGTAAAAATTATGCAAGAAATACCGAGTGAGCATTTTGAGCAAGTGCGATTTGTTGGAAAATTCCGCATTGCCTACCCTGGTGTCAGGATCTTTGCCATTCCAAACGGCGGGCATCGTGGAAAGGTCACGGCCATAAAAATGAAAAACGAGGGTGTTTCTCGTGGTGTTCCTGACATTTACGTGCCGGCATGGCACCTATGGATAGAAATGAAGCGGGTCAAAGGTGGCACCGTATCGGCTGAACAGAAAGACTGGCACGAATACCTTGCCGACATTGGCGACGGCGTTTTAGTGTGCCGTGGATGCGACGAGGCGCTGCAAAAAGTGGCTGATTATTTACAGGCCAAGGGTTTACAATAACGCACCACTGGTTTATTGTTAACGCACGAATAACGAAATGGAGAAGTGAGATGACCCTAGAAGAAAAGTATACCGAGATGATGGAGCGCTTCAAGAAAGACGCCTACACGGCTGTAGATGAGGCTATAGATACGATGCATTGCGACATGGCCCCGCACCTTGATACCGACACCGATTTAAACGCTCGTTATCAAGCCAGCGAAATAATAACAGGCATTTTGGGCGGCAACTTTCAGCGGGTAGACGATCAAACAGTTTGTGCATCTGGTCACAGCGGGATATCTGTTTTTATCACCATGACCACTGCGGAGTACGACAATATCCGCAAAAACTTGGTTGACGCAATGCCAGCCTGCCCAAAGGATCTGGAAATTCAGAGCCTGAAAGATCAACTCAAAAGAGCATGGGAGCGCTACTAAGATGCACGCAGATTTAAAGTGGTTAGCAGAGAATGTGAGTGAGTGGGGTGGAACCTACAGCTTTAAGCATATCTTTTTGAAAGATGGAGTGGCTGATTATAGCAGTGTGCCTGACGTTGTACTTAGAACCTTTACCCGCGCCCAATGGCAAGCTGCCCGTGATGAGCTAAGCGCAGAAGCGCAGGAGGCTATTCTTCGTCAAGTGGCGCCAAGCCTGTTATCGAAGGAAACCACACCCGAAGAAGACGAAGCCTGGCAAGCCGCAGAGAAGCGCATGGATGTCATTGGACATAACGGCGGGACAGGTGAGCATTACGAGGCACCGGCAAGCAAGTACCATGTGCAGATCAAAGGCCAGTGGATTGACGTGTACGACATCCTGGCTGCGTACAACGTAACCAATCCAGCAGACGCGCACGCTATCAAGAAAATGCTTTGCCCTGGCCAGCGTGGAGCTAAGGACGGAATACAAGATCGGCAAGAGGCTATTGTAAGTTTGCAGCGGGCTATTGAATTGGAGAGTAACCAT